GCCAACACTTAGTGCTATTGATGAAGAGCTTGACAAATTTATTCAAGATCTTCCACTCTGTTCTGGAGGTAATGTAATTCAAGCAAGAGATTACCAAATAGACGCATTTAAAAAGGCTACTAAGTCTCAAAGAGCTATTCTGCTGTCTCCTACTGGATCAGGCAAATCACTTATCATCTACATGCTATCACGCTATTTCCTATCAAAGGACATGGATAGAAAGGTTCTTATTGTAGTTCCTACTACTTCACTAGTTGAACAAATGACAAAGGATTTTAGTGATTACTCGACTAACGATCCAGAGTTTGATACTGAAGAAGATGTTCATAAGATATACTCTGGAAAAGAGAAATACAATATTGATGCCAGTATTGTTATTACTACATGGCAAAGTGCTATTAAATTACCTCTTGATTGGTTTGTATCTTACGGAATGATTGTTGGAGATGAGGCTCATACGTTTAAAGCAAAGAGCTTAACCACCATCATGAATCGGCTAAATAAAGCATATTTTAGAATTGGCACAACTGGTACCCTTGATGGTGGGCAAGTAAATGAGTTAGTATTAGAAGGAAACTTTGGTCCTACATACAAAGTGACGTCAACAAAGGAATTAATCGATTCGCAAACATTAGCTGATTTAACTATTGAGTCTTTAGTGCTTAACTATCCAGATGATGTTAAGAAGTTAATGGCTAAAGCTAAGTACCAAGATGAAATCAATTTTATTGTCTCATATGAATATCGAAATAAGTTTATAACAAATCTCACTTTAGACCAAAGCGGTAATACACTTGTGCTCTACAATCTTGTTAACAAACATGGTAAGGTTTTATATAAGATGATTAACGATCGAGCAAAGGATCGAAGTGTGTTTTTCGTATCAGGAGAAGTGAATGCCGAAGAACGAGAACGAATCAGAGAATTGACAGAAAAGGAAACAGGCGCAATTATCGTGGCATCAGTTGGTACATTCTCAACTGGAATTAATGTGAAAAATCTGCATAATATTATATTTGCAGCACCAACAAAATCACAGATTAGAGTTCTTCAGTCTATTGGACGTGGGTTAAGAAAATCAGATTCTGGTCAGGGGACAATAGTTTATGACTTAGCGGATAATCTCTGCTGGAAGAAACATAAAAACTATACGCATTCTCATGCTATAAATAGAATTAAGATTTATGCTAAAGAAGGTTTTAATTATAACATACATGAGGTACCAATGAAATGAACGATTTTTATGAAGAATTGTATGGAGAGAATCTATACACATATAGACTATCTGATGGATCGTATCTTATAGCTGAAGAATTAGATGTAGATGAAAATAATGGAGCAATATACATTGCTAATCCTCTTGAGTTAATAAGAGATAGTTCAACTGTTAAACTAAGACCATGGGTTGTGGTCGATCAAGATGATATTATTGAATTGAATTCATCAACTATAATATCTAGAAGTAATACATCAAAGATATTAATATCGTTTTATTTAAAATACATTGCTTATGAGAAACTTATAACCAATATCAGTAATATTGATAAAGACTTATTAAATCAAGATAATAATGATGAACTTGATAATCTAGATTCAATAGATGACTTCTTTAGTAAATTGAATAAATCATCTGAATGTCGATGGGATTGGAAAGCTAATTAGCTAACTGAGGTATTGGTTGGTTGATTATACCAATTATAACACTTTGTATGTAATATGTAAACCAATAAACCCCATATAATTTAAATTAATTTAGCTGTTTACAATTTTACTTAATTAGAGTATAATATACATTATGAAAAATAAAAGAGTACGTCGCGCAAAAGAGCATTACGTTAATAATAAGGAATTTTCCCAAGCAGTCGTTGATTATGTCCGAAGTGTTAATGAATCTCGGGATAATAAAGAAGATGAACCAATTATTACTGATTATATTGGTAGGTGTTTCTTAAAAATAAGCGATGGTCTATCACATAAGCCTAACTTTATTGGATACACATATAGAGAAGAAATGGTAATGGATGCAGTCGAGAATTGTATTAAGGCTATCATGAATTATAATGTAGATAAGGCTACACGTACTGGATTGCCAAATGCCTTTGCATACTTTACACAAATTTCATATTTTGCATTTCTTCGACGCATTGCTAAAGAAAAGAAACAACAGGATATTAAAGAAAGATACATTGCCTATGCAGGTGTAGATGCATTTGCTGATTTTGATTCAGAGATGCCAAATTCAGACTCAGAAAATATCATTAATACTATTCGTTCTAAGAATCAATCTATTAAAGATAAAGATACTGCTATTAAAGAATTCAAAAAGAAAATCAAGAACGAAGACAAGGATACCCCATCAGTACGTGGAATTGAGCTCTTTTTTTAGTCGCATCCCGAATGATAATAATCTTTTAGTCCAATGGTATTTGATACTAAGCTATATGTATTATATCGAAGACGAATCGCTTGTTAGCGATAGTGAATATGATACTCTATGTGTGAGGCTATTAAATAATTTTGATAAAATTGAACATCGCCACAAATACTTAATAAATAAAGAAGATCTTAAAGCTGGAACTGGATTTGCTCTATCCAAAAAAGATTATCCATCTATAGTAATTGGAGCAGCAAAACACTTGAAAGAAGAATTAAATTATGAGTAAGTTAGCAATATTGAATGATACACACTTTGGTGTCAAGAATGGATCACAAATATTTATGGATTATGCGGACAAGTTCTTTACGGATGTGTTCTTTCCATACTGCATTGAGAATGATATTAAACGCGTATTGCATTTAGGTGACTTTTTCGATCATCGCAAATATGTAAATTATAAGGTTCTTGAGCATGCATACGAAACTTTCGTCTCTAAACTATATGAGTACGATATGACAATGGACATTATACCTGGCAATCACGATGTATATTATAAGAACACAAATTCGCTTAACTCATTAACACAAATACTTGGCCAGTATTCTGATCGCATCATTATTCATGAAGATCCAATTGATAAAGACTTTGATGGACTAAGTATTGGCTTCTTACCATGGATGACTCAAGACAATCATGATCAATGTATGGAATTCATCGCCACTTCTAAATCATCTATTTTAGTTTCACACCTAGAATTGAAAGGGTTTGAGATGGGTAAAGGTTTACCAGTTTCTTCACATGGTCTAACTTCAAGTCTTTTCTCTCGTTATGAGATGGTCTTATCTGGCCACTATCACACAAAATCTACAAAAGGTAATATCCACTATCTTGGCACCCAAATGGAATTGACTTGGTCAGATGCAGGAGATCCTAAGTACTTTCATACTATAGATACTGAGACTAGAGAGTTATTAGCTGTACGAAATAAGCATGTACTATTTCGCCGAATAGTGTATAATGATTTAGAAACTGAAACTATAACCAAAACAGATATTAATGGAACATACGTAAAAATCGTAGTTGTTTCTAAAAAAGACCTTTATGAATTTGACAAGTTTATTGACCGAATACAATCTTATGAACCCTTCGAAGTCAAAATCGTGGAAACTTTTGATGAATATGCAGGAGAAAATATTAGTGACGACGATGTATCTACATTCGATACACCTACATTGCTTAATACTTATGTCGATTCTTTAGAATCTGATTTGGAATCTGATAAACTTAAAACCATGCTTCAAGAATTATTTGTAGAAGCTCAACAAATGGAATCTATATAATGCTAACGTTTGAATCTATATCATATAAGAATTTCCTCTCAACAGGAGATACACCTACAGTTATACCATTAAATGCCGATTCTGCTACTTTAGTAGTAGGTACAAACGGTGCTGGCAAATCTACAATGCTCGATGCTATTTCGTATGCATTATTTGGTAAGCCACACCGCAATATTAATCGGCCACAGCTTATTAATAGCATTAATAATAAAAAGTTATTAGTTGAAGTAAAGTTTTCTATTGGATCAAATAAGTATTGTGTTATTCGAGGTATGAAGCCAAACATCTTTGAGATTTATCATAATGGTATTCTGATTAATCAAGAATCTCATAGTCGCGATTATCAGAAGGTTCTTGAGTCAAATATTCTTAAACTAAATCATAAGTCGTTTCATCAAGTAGTTGTCCTCGGTTCAGGTAATTTTATACCGTTTATGCAGCTTCCTTCATATCAGCGCAGAAACGTTATTGAGGATCTTCTCGATATCGGTATTTTTACAAAGATGAATACTCTTGTTAAAGATCGTCACTCAAAGGTGAAAAGTGATATTCTTGATATAGACCAACAAATCAATATTATTAAAGAACAGATCACACTTCAAGCGAAGCACATCTCTGATCTAAAGAATATCGATATCCAACAATCAACTAAAGCTCTTAAGCAAATTGAGTCAATCGCTACAGAAATTGATCTTCTTAAAAATCGCAATGACGAGTTACAATCTAAGTATGATGAAGCTGCTCCACCTCGTTTAAAAGAAAAGAACATTACTATTGATAAACAAAACTCTCTGAATGAGTATAAGATTCAAATCAACACAAATATTAAGAAGGTTGTAAAGGATGCAAGGTTTTTTGAAGATAACGATTGCTGCCCTACATGTGACCAATTGATTAGTGATGATGTAAAGAAGATCAAAAAAGAAGAAGCACAGACAAAAGCTCAGGAGTTAAATGATGGTTTAATACAATTGGAAAATCAAATTAAAACCACAAATGATAAGTTCAAATCTGTAAACGAGGCTTATAATAAAATTCAAGATATTCTATCTGATATTAGATCTAACCAAAATCTAATTAGTAATTTGCATAAGCAAATGTCAGACCTTCAGAGCCAAAACAATAGTGTCGATAAGCTAACTGATACACAGAATGCAGAGTCTGATTTAAATAAAAGAAAAGAGCAATATGAAGAAGCATTAGAACATAAGTCTTCGCATCTCGAGACTCGTTCATATTATGACGCGATTGGCGAGATGCTTAAAGACACTGGAATTAAAACTAAGATTATTCGACAATATCTTCCAGTAATGAATAAACTTATTAATAAGTATCTCAACATTTTGGACTTCTTTGTTAAGTTTGACTTAGATGAATCATTTAACGAAACTATCAAATCTCGCCATAGAGATGAATTTTCATACGCTTCATTCTCAGAAGGCGAAAAATCTCGAATTGACTTGGCATTGCTGTTTGCATGGAGGCAAATCGCGAAGATGAAGAATTCTGCTAACACAAATCTCCTCATTCTTGACGAGACATTTGATTCATCTCTTGATGTAGATGGTGTAGATAATCTCCTCAAGATCTTATATAGCCTAAAGAAAGACACCAATGTGTTTATCATATCTCATAAGAAAGATGTTCTAGATGGCAAATTCCCTAGCAGAATAGAGTTTGAGAAGGCAAATAACTTTAGTAGAATACGTAAAAATGGATCAGTATAAGAAAGATATCGCCCATAATCTAATAGCTCTTATTCGTCTAAGAGATGAAATAGACCCTCGACAGGCTGATGACCATGTATTTAGGGCTTATTTTGTTAACACTCTAGCTACAGAGTTTAAAAATGAATATGGAGTAACTCTTAAATACGGCTCACATAAGAGCATGATTAAGGAGATATCGTCAATTTTGTGAATTTATGTTTAAGACTTTTTAAATTTTCTCTAAGTAGCTGACTGTCAACGGCTTTTTGCGGGTTTACATTTGCCCCAAAAGTGGTATAATAGATCTATAACAGTTAGTTAGACCTTATGGAAAATATATTAGATCTTCAAAATCAGTCCTCTCTGGCCAAATTATTGGCTACAGAGAATATTACTGTCACTCACAGTAAGTCATTGTCAACTGCATATTTCGACGTTAAAAATCGAGTGCTTGGTCTTCCAGTTTGGAAAGATCAAGGTAAGGTTGTATATGATATGCTTGTAGGCCACGAGGTTTCACACGCATTGTATACACCTCATGCAGAGTTCGAGAAGTTTCTTGAAGACGAAGGTCGTTCTCACTTTGACATTCTTAATATTGTTGAAGATATTCGTATCGAGCGTTTGATCAAACTCAAGTATGCTGGAATGCCTCGCATTTTCAATGGAGCTTACAAGAAATTGGTCGAAGGTGACTTCTTCAAGGTCGAAGGTAAGAACATTGACGAATTGAATTTTCTCGATCGTCTCAACCTTCATGCAAAAATTGGACCTCACGTTGACATTCCTTTGTCTAACGAAGAGCTTGCCATTTACAACAAGTGCCTAAAGGCTGGAACCTTCGAAGAGGTGATCGAACTTTACCACGAGATCAAAGAATTTATTGCTGAAGAAGCCAACAAGAAAAAAGAAGAAGACTCAACCGAATCTCCTTCTGACAATCAAGAAGGTGACGAAGGCATCGAGGAAGCACGTAAGTACCTAGGCGAGGAATGGAGACCGTGCGACGACACTGAAGAAGCTGAAGGTTTCGATTCTACTGGTAGTGGTCAAGAATCTGATGATGATTCTGACGACGGCGAAGAAGCTGAAGGTGAATCTACTGAAGGTGACGAAGGTGGTGACGAAGTATCGTCTGAAAACATTAAGTCTGACGATGACGAAAATCCAAGTGGCGAATCAACTTACACTAACGGTGCTGGTGATGCTGCTGACGTCAGCGAAGATTCTACTGAAGAGTATGTTTCTGAAACTCTCGAATCTTTCGAAAACAATATTCAAGAAGAAACCACTGCTGATAATCGTCGCATTGATATCGCTCTGATGCCACTTAAAAGCACAATCGATCAGTGTGTTATTCCTTATCGCAAAGTTTTAGCTGCACGTCCAAAAATCGAAGATTTGTTTACCACTGGTGCACCACACGAGAATGGACAAAATACTACTCACAATGATCGTTACATCAAGCTAAAGAAGCTTATAAACAAAAGAGCTTCTATATTAGCTCGCGAGTTTGAGCGTCGTAAAGCATCATTTCAATACTCACGAGCTCAAGAGTCTCGTAACGGTACCATTGATGTAAATAACTTGCATAAGTACAAGTACGATGATCAAATCTTCAGCACCACAATGCGTTTGGCTGATGCTAAGAGTCACGGCATGATATTCTTTATTGACTACTCAGGTTCAATGAGCGCAGTTCTTAAAGATGTGTTAGAACACACTCTTAATCTAATTCAGTTCTGTAAAAAGGTTGGAATTCCATTTCAAGTCTATTCATTCACTTCTCTTAACAATCATAGGATTAAGCAAAACGAGAATGAGTTCGATATGTCAAACGTTGTTATTGCTGAATTGTTCTCAAGCGATATGAAGAAAGCAGAATACGAACAAGCTTTCAAAACAGTTGCATACCAAATCCTTTTTTCTGGACGTTGTATCGCTAATCAGTTCACTTCAAAGTACGAACAACTTGGTGGCACACCTCTTGATCACACCTTAATCGCTGCTCACACTCTTGTTAAGAATTTCAATAAAAAGCATGCAGTTCAAAAAACCAATGTGGTTATACTTAGCGATGGCGATTCACATCACTGCTGGCCACAAAGTAGCAAATATACGGCGAGGAAGCTTGTCTTCAGTGTCAACAGAAAGCAATACGAAACCAATCGCTATGGTGCTACTGGTCAACTTACCGAAATTCTTAAGAAAGCTACTGGAGCAACTCTCATTGGTTTCTTCCTTCCAAGTGGAAAACCAGCGATAAGAAACAAAGTTCGCGAGATGGGTGGATACGATGCTCTCAAGCAAAATATGAAAAAGTACAGTAAGGATGGTTTCTTCCATTCGACCGATTGCAAAGGTTATGATTCATACTTCTTGCTTCCTGACAATATCAAAATCGATGAAAGCGAGTTTCGCTTTGATAAGACCGCAGTAGCGAATGATCGCCTCGCTCAGAACCAACTTGCTAAATCATTCGCAAAGCACAATGTTAAGAATCGCCAAAACCGCATCATTCTCACCAAGTTCGCCGAAATGGTTGCTTAACATTTTTTAAATTTTGGACCTTATTATATACAAAGTGCATAAACCATTGCCTATCAGATATATAAAAAGGTATACAAATACCTCAGATATGGTATAATATATCTATAACAGTTAATTAGTATAAATTATGAATAAAGACAAATCCCTCACAGAAGCCCTCAAATCTCGCGGGCAATTTAGTTACCGCAATCAAGAGATTCTCGAGATTGCACGCGGTCTTGGAATTGACCACAACGATGCCTACAAGGTTATTCGTAAAATGTATAAACTCTCTCGCGGTGTTTATACTCTTGATGCACCTTCTGCTCCAACACCTGCAGCAGAACCTACTCCTTCGACA